TCATCTAACTTTCGTGAGATCGCACCGGTAATGGGATTCGCCATAAAATCTAAATCAAGATCGCTGAAACGATTCTCTTTCTTCTTGAGTCCTACACCGGACCGTGGTGGTAGCACTGGTGCGACTGCCGGTGGTAGGGGAGGTGGCGGTGGAGCGATCGTGAAATACTTGTCGATCAGAAAATTCTCTAGGTCAACGATCTCCGTTCCCGACAGCTTACGCTTGTACACAAGAACTGAGGCAACCACAATATCCGCTGATTCGCTTCCATCTTCAAATGATGCCACAGATAAACCATTGGGGTCAGCAATGACTGACGAGAATCCACCTGTTCCCTGGGGAATCTGGTCGATCCTCAGCTCGAAGAAATCGTTTGGGGCGAGCGAAGCATCTACCGTCCACAGCACCACTGCCCATGTATCGAATGACCAAGTTGGGGTGCTAACAGGAACCGAAGTTCCCGCTTCATTCTGAATCTCCAAGTTGCCCGATGGCATGATGCGGAGCACTTCACCGCCTGCACCAAACCCGGTCACATGAGCAAGAGTTACGGGGTTGACCAGCGGAAGCGCCGCGGGGAACTTGACCACCATCGCTATAGTGTGGGACGCCAGGAAAAAGAAGTTACCGGTGAACGTCTTGAGTAAGTCGTCCACCCCGTCGAAACTAACCGCAGGTGACAAATTTGGCGTACCAACAGACAGAAACGCTGGCATTGTAGTGTCTGTGGGTTGAATTAAATTTTGTGGCGGGGCTAGCAGCTTTTGGTTGCCCCACAGGCTGACATCCGATGGAGTCCCACCGACACCGCTGTTATTCTGCGTCGTGATAAACGAATCGGACTCAAAGAGTCCCATCAAGTCATTGATTTCATCGGGATTGTTAATAGCCACGTCAGTCCTCTCAAGGCAACTCCATACCAAATATGTATATGGCTTATCCGATCCTTAGTGAGCCAATTGTGACTCAATGACCGTGCGTGTGCTTCGTAGCTGGGATCGGATATGATTCTCGGTCTGAGATTCGTAATCTTCCTGGGTTCCCCATTCGACCAGCACATACCCAATGATCTGGGACTTGCGTGCTTTGGCGTGCCACTTTCTTAGTGGGAGTGCAGCGAATGCGTAGACCGTACCGTTTTCGAGTAGCGATCGGAAGTAACCTTCGGGTTGCTCTAATACCAGACGACCGATAGCTCTGTTGTCCCTCAACACCGGGACCACGTCCCAGAACAGGGACAACAAGACGCTCTGCATTTGGGGTGCCATAGGTTGTGAACCTGATCTAAAAGATTCGTAGGAAACCGAGAATCGTTTTACAGGACTACCGTCTAAGTAATCCCCGCCGTTGTGAAACTGACCAACCTGAGCCCGCTCAGCATCAAGCACGCTGCGTAGCTCGTTCAAGACTTCATTGATTTCTTGATGATTCTTTCCGTTCGTCAGCAACGCTGTGGAGTCTTCCCCTAATTGCTCTTCCCGAGTCTCGATATCTTTTCTTTTAGCAACCCATGTCTTTAGTTTCTTGATAAGGAATCCTATTGATATTCCTCCCAAGACTGTTCCGACTGTCATGCCGATGTTCAACCAAGCGTTTGATGAGATAGCAGCTAATATTAATGTTGTTGTAATCATTGTTCTATCAACTCGCCTTCAGGACCAATTAATGGTAAACTTGATACTTCTTCAGCTACTTCTTCTTCGAGAAGCAATTCGACAATTTCTTGCTTCAATGCCTCGGTAGCATTGACTTCGACAAACAGGAATCTGGAATAGAGATCCTCTTTCGCCAGACTAGAGATGGTCTGCGCCAGACCGAACTTCGTAATGAAATCTAGAGCTTCAAAGTAATTGCTGTCGTCTATATTAGGTAGGGAATTTATGGGTCCGATGAGTGCGTTTACTGCTGCCAAAATAGCGGTGTAAGAATTTTTTGGTGTGTTACTAGGATTTCTTGGATCGTATGTTGGCTCTGTGACAGTAGCAATCGTCGCGGTTGCTCCTGAGCTTTGTCCCTGAATGCTGTCGGTTACGTTGAAGTCACCGGGGTCGGTCTGAATGATTACTAATGTGTTGGTTGCAGGGTTCCATGCGTTGACCACGGCTGACTTAACCGTAGTTAGATCATCGACCGTTTCACCGATGCTGAAGTTGCCTGTAACCCCGCTCAGCGTCAACGTGAATCTACCGTCGAGGCCGCCGTTGAGTCGTTCGAAAATTCGAAACGATGCAGCGAATGCTTGGTCTACCAGTTCTTCGGCAGAACCCAACAGAGTCTCAAAGATGAAAGAGAAGAAATCTTTCTCTGGTGTTCCTTCCGGCTCAAGACTGTTCTTGATTAGGTTGTGCGCCACCGCGACACCGAGCAAACCTTGAAACGATGGTGGGTTGGTGCCAACAGGAAGAGTGAAACCACTAACTCGATCAGAGTGTGTTCGATATTGTGTGATCTCAGTTCGCAGACTATTGAGTGATGCAATCAGCGCCGAAATCTCGGTGTCTGAGATACCACCCGATGTTGGAGGTGCTGGAATACCAAACCGAGTGGGTAGCACTTGGTTGCCCGTACCACCCGCAAGGGACGACAGCAAAGATACTTCACGGTCGATGCTTGCGATAGTCTTGTCGATAGACGGCCGCACCGGGTTGAGAAGTGCATTGTCAGCAAACACCAAACCAACAACATCACGTTCGGCGTCGGTTAGCTCGATCTTCTGTAACGGATCTATTACAGCAAATTCATCAACTGGAAATTCAAGAATCGTCATGATTACCCCGCAAACACATTACCAGAACCAGTTGCAACGTGGCCACACGATGCACAATCACCTGCTCTACAAACAGATATGCCCTGGGCAAACACTGTGCCAGATGCACAAACCATAGTCGGTGCTGAGTGTGGTGGTGAACCGTGACCAGCTACACCCGAACCACGAACCGCAATGATCGTACCGTTGGCGAACACTGAGCCGTTCCCACCACTGAGAATCGTACCACCCGCACTATCTTGTCCTATTCTAGAAATACCTGGCATCTGTTACCTCAATTCAAGAAAATACTGGCGCCTCGGATAAACACGGAGCCACCTGCCTGTATACTGATCGTACCCTTCACGTCAAGGAAGTAGCCACCAAGCACGGTGTCCCTTCTATTTCCTTGAACCTCTGTCGTTAGATCGCCCTTCACGAATACGTTTGCGTTGCCCTTCTGCACCTGAACATTTAGATTGCCGTTGCGAACTACAATCTGCAAAGTACCGTCAACGACTTCAAGATCACAAGTGTTCTGAACCTTGATGCGAGCTTGATCGTCAACCGTGATATTCAGGTCGCCCTTGACAAGTACGTTATCGTCCTTATGAATGATCGTGTAGTTAGTTCCAACCACCTTCACCATCTTACTACCATCGGGGTGAATCTCCTCGAAGGTTCCAGATGTATGAAACGTATGGATACGTTCGTGCCCCGGTGTGTCGTCGAACTCTTGAACGTGCCCGGACTCACTCTCGAAAACATGATTGAAAGGATACTCAGTGAATGGGGCATCTGTTGGTGGTTCAAACCACGTCACGAATGAATTCGCTGTTTCAATCTGTCTAAGGTCTTTATCAAGCGGTGCGTTCGGATTCGAAGCGATAGACTCAATAGGTACTCCCGGGAAGCCTGGAATCTTCAAGGTGTGTGTTTTCTGCACAACAACAGGATGCTCCTCGCTGCTTTTACCAAAGATTACTGTACCATCGGTTCGCGCCAATCTAGACGTATCGGGTTCGCCAATACCAGGAGTCGAGAACGTCAAACCTTCAAACTCGATTGTCCCCGCTGCGATAGCTTCTAAATTCTCTATCGCGTTTTCGCCGGGCAGTCCATCTAAAATGCTCGACACCGAGGACGCGGCTTCTTCAAGAGCTTTTTCTTGAGCAGCTTTGATCGCGTCGATGATTGGTGCTGCTGCACGTTCGATACCCTTACCAATAACCGTCAACTTCGCCAACGCACCCGATACCGCACTTGAGATTCCAAGACTAGATGCGAGGCCGCCCGCACTTGAGATAACCCCCGCCGCGGCCGATTCGATCTCATCTTGAGCGTCAGCGACGATGCCTTCTACGGCCGCGATCTGATTCTCTGCGCCCGAAAGAACACCCGCAGCAGCGGCGTCAATCTGTCCTTGGGCGTTTGCTATGATATTCTTACTGACAGCTTGAATTTGTTCTGGTGTTGCGGTGACTCCACCTGCAATCGCTACAGCATCTCCCACAGCAGTTTCAACTTGTGATTGAACCCCGTCAGCGATACCCTGTACCGTCTCAACTTGACTCTGCACACCCGATTGAATATCAATAGCTTGAGTTATGAGTGCAGGGTCAGCACCGAACAGTACACCTACTGCTGCAACTTTCGGTAATGTGATACCAAACTGGTCCTTGATATCGGTTGCCTTGTTGATCGCATCTTGCACCGGGTTGCTGCCAACCAGAGGATAGATACCGTTGGGATCGAAGAAACCGAGGCCTCGCAAACAGGGAAGGTCGTGAGGAATACCACCGATTGTACCCATCATGATAGGCTGCTGAGCATCCTCGCCGTCTCGAAAGAAACCCATAACCCAAGTACCCTCAACAGGCCCAACAGGTGCATGACCGATACCGCTCATCGCAGCCGATGTAATATCTTGTAGTGGGTAAGCCCACGGCAATTGCTCGACCTCGACCGCACTTCTTTCTTGCGGGTGAAACCCTAAGATGCGAACGCGACAACGACCAAGCTGCAAGGGATCCTGACGATCCTCTACGACGCCTTGCCACCAAACAAATTGTAATGTATCAAGTGTATCCATTATGCGAACGCCGTTGGGGGTATCTCGAATGGCAATGGACCGGTAAGAATCTCAGTGCCACCATGCGTCTCGCCCGGCTGGCCGACTTGAAGCTCCGCAATATCTGCTCGATCTTGACGACTTCCAGCAGGGAGAGATTCCTTCGACAATTCTAATACCATCTTATGATCGTCGAATCCAAGAACGTGGTGGATGTTGGTGATGACGTAGTTGCCACTGATCTCAGGATCTCTATCATCGGGAACGAGACGACCCTTGATGTTTTCAGGTCGTGGGACGTTCAGCACCACTACTTGACCGACACCCACGAAATTCAAACCAGGAGTTTCGATTTTGATTCGTTGGGCCTCGATCTGTTTCATGTGGCTCAGGCGCTGCAATAACCACTTTTCGCTTTCATCATAGTTCTGAACACCATCATATAGTTGACTATGCTTGGGATGAAACTTTACAACCGCATCGGAATCTCTACCATGACGGACACCACCAGCAAACGGTTTTGCATCTTGCTTCGCGGTGTCGAGTCCAGCATCGGCTATTTTATTTTCAACATGGTTCTGTCTGGGGAAGTCATCAAGATAGCTGAAGGTATTAGTTTTGAATTGTTTGGTCACGATATCGTGCGTGATTAGCTTGCTGGCATACATTCCCTGGTCGATGCGTTCCATCGTTGCTGCCGATTCTAAGATCGTGTAACTGCGAATGTTTACCAATTCGGGCACCAGTTGTCTCTGTCTTGTTCTTTGGGTATTTTTTGCCATCCGTGTATTGCCAGCATCATAGGCAAAAGCAATAACCGGATCTTCCTGCACGATACTGTCAAACGACTTAAATTCAAATCCCGCAACCGTCTCAAAAAACAAATAGTTGGCAGCGTAGGGGTTGTTGTCAGGTCGGGCCCGAGCCGACAACCAATTGATCGTTCGAAATGGAGTCCAGCCTGGAATGACATACGTTGGAAAACCCGATGTTCGCTCCACTTCAACTTCTTGTCCAAGAAAATTATTGGTGATGCGTTCAACCATCTCATCAATGCTCATGTCCGAGTATGCTTTTCGCACACGGCTTTTCTGATTGCGAAAGAAGGATTTCGAAACAAGCTGTAGAGTGTATACCTGTGTTACGTCTGTTCCTTCAGCAGTACTTCCTGTGTTGCGATCTGAGATTGCATACACATCAAAAATCAATTCGGTCGATCGTCGTTTACCAAACCCTGGAGTCTTGAAAGTAACCTGAACTTCTTCTAGACCAACAAACGGAAATATACCAATCAGGTTCACTGAATCGACCAACGTGATATTACCTGTCAGGGTGTTGCTATACAAATCTTCAAAGATATTGATACTCACAAGCATCGCCGAGACATCAACATCGTTCAACCCGTTGGTAATAACGATGCGTTCCAACCGAACATCATTCGGAAAGAAGGCCTCGTCAGGGCGAGTACGTTGTGAAAATGGTCCAGTTGTTGGGCGGTTTGACATTATGTTGTTCGTCTATTCAAGTTTCGACGGAAGATGATCTCCAGATCACGCAGCAAATCGCTGACGTGTTCGGGGTCGATCAATCGAATCTGTCGTTTGAGTTCATTCGCTTTTCGCTCAGTGTCGATGTTGGTGAATACCTCGACGACTCCTGGGAAACCAAAACCACCCTGAATATACCCATCACGAAACGTAAGAGGATTCAGAATATTTCCTTCAGCATCTTCAAAGTGATTCAAAGCATCTCGGTTCTTAGCCACCAATCTAGTTAGGTCGGCCGTCACCGGGGTCAGCTCACCCACGTCCTGAACCAGCGTGTCGCCTTTGGCAAATACACCAGCAGTATTTTGCACCACCAATTTACTCAGCGTGGTATCTACTTTGCTAACCGTTCCCAAAGCCGATCCAGTTGCATTCGTGACGGTCAGACCTTCACGAAAACTACCCACGATCTGTAGGGGATCCATAAAGAAGGCGGTGCCCGGGTATTTCTTGGCTACAAACCGAACAAACTTTCTTTCGCTCAGGGGCCAATCGAAGAAAGGATTTATGATACCTGTATTGGCCAGAAACACTAACCAATGCAGACTAGCAGAGCCATAGAGTTTATGGGCAATGATCTCTGCGGTGTCCTCATCCTTCACCGAGTAGGAAGTAAAGAGAGTCGAAACATTTGCCAGATTCTTCTTGATCGCAATACGCTTGAAGATGTCCGTAACGATGACGGGGTTGGCAAATTTCTTGCCCGACGGAAAGTCCAAATCGTAGACTAGCGCCGGAAACTTTGCAAAGTACGTCATGCTTAGAACCCTTCAAGAATATGCTGACGATTCAGCGTTTCGAGTTCGTTGAACGTCAGGGTCATGGTAATATGCGTCGGAGGATTACCTGCACGATTCTGTGCCGTCTCGCCCTGCAATGTACCGGGGACTGGACTTGAGTGATGCCTGTGCGTTGCAAACACACCGGCAGCGGTATAGTCTACAGCGATGCTGGCCAGATAACAACGTCCCACGCGATTCAACCAATCGTTCTCTTGAAAATGATATGCACCGCCAGGTCCACGTGTCCCTGTGGGCTTGAGTTCACGGGAAACATATTGAATATCAAATTCAGCAGGGTATCCATGCAAGCGACCAGCGGTATCAACCAATTCGGGGTGAGCAAAGAATTTGAATGTTCGAATGATGTTGTCAACGACTTCAGATTCTTGGGCACTCTGCGGCACAAACTGAAACGTATATTCGAAAGTTCGTTGGTTCACAGAGCGAAAGAGAAACTGCATATGTGGGTTGATTACCCGTCGTACACTTTTCTCAAGAAACGCTCTAGCACCTACGTTAGCACCAACCAATGAACCCAATTGATCTATCAGTTGCGTACCTAACCGAGTGGTAGCTTCTTCACCAAGAGACTTGATTAGATCAGCCTTGTTTTCGGCGCTCAGGGTAGTTGCACCGCCTAGCAAATCTCTCGTAAGATCGAAGATACCTTTACCAGCAGCAGCAATTCTCAAAGACTCGCCCTGGTATTCTATTCCATAACCGGTGGTAATCTTTTCGGGCATATAGATCACAACGGTTGCTACTGTCTCAGTACGAACCTCAAATTGCGTCAAGTTCGATACAGAAGCTCTCTTTCCTTTCAATACATTCCGAGTTGCTTCGACCCGCGCCGGTCCACCGCCCTGAATCTCGGCAATATCTTGACCAGTGATTCGAGTTAGATTTGTATTCCCCACGTTCGCGGTGCCACTGAACAGCCCTCGATACGGTCGCACAGGGGTATCGTCTCTTGCTGACTCAGCAGCATCGTTTTGTGTCTCAACTCGTCCCGATCCAGGTGTAGTCTCAACCACGTGGAACATAATGAAGTGTCCGCTCTGTTGGTCAAGAGTTAGAGGGTACGTCAAGGCACCGAAATCTCTACCATCATTTGGATCTTCAAGGGCTGCCAGCTTAGACCGGGTGCCCTTGATTTTATTGTTGGTGACGCTAACGACTGAGCCGATGAGACGACCTAATGGGAATGGCATACGATTCTCCTGAACGAGCTACATACTATGTATGACACACAGAGGCAAATTCAAACCCCGCAATCCCAAGAAATATCAGGGTGATGCTACCGGAATCATCTACCGGTCAGGCCTTGAGCTTCGCTTCATGAAGTACTGCGACACTACCCCAGCCGTGATCGAATGGGCTAGTGAAGAATTGGTCATTCCCTACACATCTCCGATCGACGGCAGAACCCACCGGTACTTTCCTGACTTCTGGATACTGGTTCGCAGGAAAGATGGTCAGATTCAAGAGAGCGTCATCGAAGTCAAACCCAAGAAATACTGCGGGCCCCCAAATCCAAAAAACAAACTCACGAAAACAGGGCGTGTTTCCCGACGCTATATCAACGACGTGAAAAGTTGGGGCGTCAACTCCGCCAAATGGAAGGCAGCCAGGGCATTGTGTGAGACAAAAGGTTGGGAGTTCGTGATCCTGACCGAGGGACATCTGAAGGCCTGAGCATAGATAGAGTATGGCAGAGAACATTTTCAAGAAAATCCAAGAGCTTCGCAGCGATGCTGGTATTCCCCAACGGGGAAGGGTAGCACAAGACTGGTTTCGTCAAACCGTCCGACGACTCTTTGGTGAGCGGGCAATTCGGGGCCGCGAAGAACTTGTTCAGGCCGAAGATGCCACCACTAGAACACCGAAGAACATTCAGCGGACTGGTCGAATGTTCATGTTCGTCTACGACCCCAAGCTGAAAAAGACGCTGCCCTTCTACGATCGCTTTCCTATGATCTTCGTTCTGGAGTTGCGTAACGATGGGTTTCTTGGACTCAACTTGCATTACTTGCCAATCAAATTGCGAGCAATGCTGTTCAACCAATTGACGGTTCTACTCAACACAAAGAATCTGAACGAGAACACCCGGTTGCGTATCAGCTATCAGATCATCAAAAACGCAACGAAATTCCACCATGCTTTGCCCCTTATCCGGGAATATAAAGCTAAGTATATTAGGTCCCGTATGCTTGAAGTGCATCCCCGTGACTGGGAGATTGCCCTGTTCTTGCCAGCAGAGCAATTCAGAAAGAGGGGAAAGCAAACCATTTGGGCCATCACCCGCAAGGAAATTCGTGAGCAACGCAGAGTGAAAGCCCGAGCAGCGAAACGACGACGCGAGAGTGAAGCGGAGACACGCAAGAAGCAACGGCTACAGATAGATCAGAAGCAAGAGACTCCATGACTAGTATTAATAACCTACAATCTAGAATAAGTCAACACGGTATCACACGACCAAATCGCTTTCAGGTGGAATTGGTTCCCCCAAGGGGCTTGGTTTCTTTGCTATCTTTCAATCCATTATTCAAAGAGCGTTTAGCCATTCAATGCGAGACAGCTCAGCTCCCAGGGAAATCTTTCTCTACGACAGAACATCGAATCTATGGACCTATTACAAGGCACCCATACACCGCAACGTTCACCAGCAACATTGACCTGACGTTTCGTATTGGAACTGATTACCGGGAACGTTCGATCTTTGATGAATGGCAAAACCTCATCATGAATCGTACAACCAATATGTTCGGCTACTACCAAGAGTACACAGCTAACTTTGTGATTCACCAATTCGACCAAGAGGATAAATCTCTCTATTCGGTCAGACTCTTTGACGTGTGGCCCGAAGCTATTCAACCCATCGAGTTGAGTGCCGAAGCTCAAAATACATATAACAGGCAGACCATTACGTTTGCTTACCGACAATGGGAAGAAACAGATGCCGTCCCATTGATGATATCCGGCACCACTACTATGAAGAAAGCCGAAGATGGCAAGATCGTACAAGTGATAACCCAAGGCGCGTTCGCCTTCTTCGATCAGTTACCGCTCATCACCGGTTCTGGTGGTACTATGTTTGGAAGTGTTCTCAACTAATAGGATGAAATATTATGGCTTTGCCAACAATTGTTACTCCCACTTACACGCTTGAACAACCCTCCACGGGCAAGCAAATTCCCTTTCGACCTTTTCTCGTCAAAGAAGAAAAGCTACTTCTCATGGCCACGGAGGTGGAAGATGAAGTAGAGGCACAGCACGAAGCTGTGCGAGCTATCAGACAAGTGATTGAAAATTGCTGCGACGGTCTAGACAACATTGACGATCTTCCCCTTTTCGATTTAGAGTACATCTTCTTACAGTTACGAGCTAAATCAGTCGGTGAAGTTGTTGAACCCGTTATCAGTTGCCCCACCTGCGGTAGTGACATCAAGCTGAAGATTGACTTGACCAAAGTGAAAGTCACAAAACCGAAAGAGCCGATGTTCGACATCCGACTCACCGATGATATTGGAATCAAGATGAAATATCCTAGCTTTAAAGTCTTTCAGAGTCGTCTAGCTGGACGCGACTTCAGTATGGAGCAACTATTCGATGTGTTGATTGATTGCATCGAATGCATCTACACGTCGGAGGAAATACACACCCCTAAGGATTACACCCGGAAGGAACTATCAGATTTCTTGGACAGCCTAACACAAGCACAATTCAGAAAGATCCAAAAATTCTTCGATAGCATCCCTCGCGTGGAACACAAAGTCAAATATACCTGCAAGAACAAGGTTCGAACAGGTGACACTACCAGCGATACCTGCGGGCACAAGGGCGAGATTGTTCTCAGTACGGTGAATGATTTTTTCGTCTGAGTTTATATCATGATACATTAGAGAATTTCTATCGGGTGAATTTCATATTGATGCAGAATCACCACCATAGCTTGACCGAAATAGAAAACATGATCCCCTGGGAACGGCATGTCTTCCTAGACCTTCTTCGACAACACATCGAAGAAGAAAACGAACGCATAAAGAACGAACAAAATGGCTGACGAAACGGTAAAAAAACTTGAGGAGCTTCGTAAGATAGAGGCCGAACGTCTCGAATTGGAGAAGAAAAAATTCGAGGAGGCAGCCAAGGATCGAGAGAAGCGGCTCGACAAGAAAGGCTTTGAGGACCTAGTAAAAGAACTTCGCAAGGACAGAAATCTCGCAAAGTCTGCTCGTAACCTCACCGACCAAAGATTAGATACTTTGATTAAAGGTCCTGTGGCCAATATCGCCCAGGCTGCGAAAAAGAACACCGAACTTCAAACTGCGATATTCAATCAAAGCAAATCATCACAGCTACAGGCCGTTGCTATTGCGGTCGAGCGGAACAAGGTAGACCAAAACGAAAATAGCTTCAGAGGTCAGAGCCAGAAAATTGTTGCAACTCTTGCAGCACGCTTTTTGGATAGTACTCAAATCGGACAAGTTATTCTGGGACGAGCTATCGACGAACAAAGTCTAACCCGCAAGGGTGTTGATGCGATTACCCGCAATGCTCTTAGCGACGGCGGTGCATTGCGAACTGAATTTGGAAAGATGAGACAGGGGTTTGTAGACAAACTCGACGGCCTCAAACAGAGATTAGAGACTTTCAAAGATGGCTTCAAAAAGTTTACCCTGTTCTTTACCGATCCGCTAGGGTTTGTCAAGATGGTTGGCGGGGCCCTGTGGAAGTTTGTAATCAAACGTTTGCTTTTCTTTGGTGGGAAGCTGCTCCTTGGAGCCCTGAAACTTCCGTTCAAAGCTATGGACAAGCTCGTTGGTTTTCTGCGTGGTCGAGGCGGCAAAGAATTCAAACTGCGACAAGTTGAAAATCGCCGCGAAGCTGCTCGAAAGAGAGGCGGCGATGGCAAAATCTCAGGCCTTCTAGGTTCCATGAAAAGATTATTCGGTAAAGGTGGCGCATTCGGCCTCATCAGCGTGGCTGCCAAGGGTCTAGGTTCTCTTGCAAAGGGTGCCGCCGGTGGCATTCTCGGCGGCTTAGGTTCAGCCGGCGGGCTTTTCGGATTGAAAAAACTCTTTGGTGGTAAAGGTGGTGTCGCAGGAGCAGTTACCAAGGGAAGCAAACTGGCTAAGGTCGGGCGGTTCGCAGGTAGAGTTGTTCTGCCGCTTACGGCAATCATTGCCGGTGTCGCCGGTGGCTTCAAAGAATTCAAGAAAACCGGAGACATCCAAAAAGCTATCGGTGAAGGCCTCACAGACGCCGCTGGAATCCTTACATTCGGTTTAGTCAAGAAGGAAGAACTGCGAAAGAAGATCAAAGATCCCTTCCTGGCAATCGTGACCGGCCTCAATGATATGATTGATGGCAACTTCTCGAAAGAGAATCTCGACAAAACCTTCAGTGGTGCTGCTAAGCTAGTTGCTGCTCCATTCGATGCGGCATTCAAGATGGGTACGGGACTCGTCGCTGCATCGGCTCGTCTCTTTGGAGCCGATGACTTTGCCGCTAAGGTTGATTCCGCTTTCAAAGATGTGAACTTTGGAGAAACTATCCTCAAGACTGTTGATACCCTTGCTAAAGTTTTCACCAACAGAGCGGCCGCGGAGAACTTCGTGGGTGCAGCAAAAACCATCGACGACGAACGGTTCGCTGACATTGAGGATGAGGACTCTCTGCTTGGTACGATCAAGGCTTTGCAAGCTGGTATCGCCGGGGCGACTATGCAGATCCAGAGTACCACCGGCGAAGCACAGGACAAGTCAATTGCCCAGCAAGAGGCTTTGAGAACGAGTCTAAAGGCAGCACTCGATCAACTCGCAGCATTGCGAGCTAAGGAAACTGCGATAAAGCAAGGTGAGCAAGGTGAGCTAGACGAAGCTGGCAAACAACTCGCAGCATTGCGAGCTAAGGAAACTGCGATAAAGCAAGGTGAGCTAGACGAAGCTGGCAAACGACTGGTCGCAACAAAGCAACAGACTGAATCTCTTACAGACCTCATGCTTGATCCCAACGTTACTGATGGAGCAAACTTGGCAAGGCAAGTGGCAACCAACGCAACCTTGCGAAGCAAAGCAGCGAAGCCAGTCATCATTGCACCGCAGCCGGCACCGGTTATCGTGGAGGCTCCGCCAGCACAGATCATGACGATCCCACTTACCATCTCACAGCGAAACAACGAAAACACGATACGAAGAATTGCTGACAACAACGCCCGCGGATCAATGCCTCGTTAACAAGAAAAAGCCACTCAATTGAGTGGCTTTGTTCTTGATAATGCAAACGACCCGTGGGCTGTTAGCAGAGAGGGTTAATCTTCGTCGGCAAGATCCTCGAAGTAGGACTTAGCGTTCGTGGTATCACCGTCATCGTCACTGTCAGCAGCAACAGCTACCGTTTCAGTTTCAGTTTCGGGGACAGTCTCAGTCTCAGCGACCTCGACCGTAGGCTCCTTGTCCTCTTCCGCATGTTGAGCGGCAGACTGACGTGACTTCCCAGTGGTCGAGAGAACCGAATCAAGACGCTTCTTCAAGTCCTCAAACTTCTTGAATTCGCTCGGTGCAACAAACTGTTGCAGCGGGAACTGAGTCTCGTAAA